ACTACAGAATCGTTTTATCGCGTCTGGTACAAGGATAGGGTTGAGTTGTGGAAGTCTACTAATGACTTAGACAAGCTGATAGAAACTGACGATAACGTATTAGGCAGAATCCCCGCTGTATTCCTACCCGCCAATCGTTCAGTAGTTCGCGGTATCGGTATATCAGATATTGCAGATGCGTCATATATGCAGAGAGCCATCTATCAAGAACTGTCAGAGATTGAGCAGTTGATCCGCATTAGCAACCATCCGACATTAGTTAAATCATTCGGCACTGACGCTACCGCAGGGGCAGGGTCAATCATTAATATGCCTGACGACATGGACTCGCAATTAAAGCCATATCAGTTGCAACCTAGCGGTCAAAACCTTGACGCTGTACGCGCATCTATACAAGACAAGATACAGTCTATTAACCGCATGAGCCACATGGGTGCTGTTCGCGGCACTGAGGCGATAACAATGTCTGGCGTGGCGATGCAAACAGAGTTTCAAATGCTTAATGCCAAGCTATCGGAAAAGGCTGACTTGCTTGAGTTGGCAGAAGAACAGCTGTGGGGCTTGTTCTGTGACTGGCAGGATATAACTAACGATATAGAAATCTATTATCCTGATGCGTTTGATCTGCGTGATTACGATAAAGAACTATTGTTCCTACAGCAGATGAAAGCAACTGGCGTTAAGTCGGCAACCCTAAGCATGGAAATCGACAAGAAGATTAGCGACTTGATTCTTGATGATGAAGAACTCGCAAAGGCTCACGCAGAGATTGAAGCAACGCCACAGCGGATAGGTAACTTTGAAGTACCGGAAGGTGAGGCTGAATAATGCCTACAGACATAGAGCATGGCGAGGATTTAGCCAAATTAGTTGCTCTACACCAAAAGCGACTTGGCGATGCCTTAGTTAAGCTTGAGGATCGTATTGCTGACTTAATGGCAACTGCGCCACTGAAGGATGGTGAGCTGTTCGACCTAGAGTGGGCTATAGCCGCGAGAGCAGAAATACGACAATTAGTTGAAGAAGAATACTTAGTCGCTGTTGATGAAATTATAAGGGAATACCCATCTGTCGCCGCATCAGCATCAACGATGTTAGCAACGTATGGAGCGTTCACTGAAGTTGACCCCAAGGTTATTACGCAGTTGCAGAACCTAACCTTTCAAGGATTTGAAGATATAGGCAACGAGTATATTGATGTGATTTCTAAAGAGGTATATCAGAATACCTTAACTGGCAGAGCATTCGCGGAAAGCGTAAAGACAATCAAAGAAGTTGCGGGTGGTAATATGGCAAGATATGCCACTCAGCAAATGCACGATTCACTGATGCAGTTTGATGCATCCATTAATGTAGCAATAGGCAAGGAAGCGGGTGCGACTAAATGGAAGTATGTAGGCAGACTTATCGAAACGTCACGCCCGTTCTGTCGAGAACATGAAGGCGAGGTTATGACTACAGAGCGCATTGAAGAACTTTGGGCGGGTGATTGGGCGGGTAAAGCCTCCGGTGATCCTTTCATAGTACGAGGTGGTTACAACTGTAAGCACAGATTCAGACCAGTATTTGATGAGGAGTAAATTATGCCACAGGGTAAAGGTACATACGGTTCAAAGGTCGGCAGACCGAAAAAGAAGAAAAAAAAGAAGATGGTTAAAAAATAATCATTTATGCTACAATCCTAATTCACCAATACTCTTTTAGAGGTTCGTAACATGAGCGACGAAATCATGGACACAGAAGCAGAGACTGAAACTGCGGCAGTAGAAACACAGGTAGGTAAGACGTTTACGCAAGAAGAACTTGATCGCATTGTCGCGGATAGAGTTGCAAGAGAGCAACGCAAGTTTGATAAAAAGGTATCAGGAATTGATCTTGATGAAGCGAAAGAATTGTTGGCACAAAAAGAAGCCGCAGAACTTGAGCGACAAAAAGAGCGAGGCGAGTTTGATGCTATCTTGAAGAAAACAGTCGAAAAGAAAGATGTGGAAATACAGAGTTATAAAACGAAGTTGCAACAGACCCTAGTTGATGGGGCAATACTTGGCGCGGCATCTAACAATAACGCTGTAAATCCAAATCAGGTAGCTCAGTTGCTAAAAAGCAATACTAGACTAGCCGATAATGGCAATGTCGAGGTGCTAGACGATAATGGTTCACCACGTTACAATGACAGCGGTGATCTGTTATCAGTCAATGAAATGGTAACAGAGTTCTTGACAGTAAACCCGCATATGGTTAAAGCGTCACAAGGTGGCGTAGGATCGCAGGGGAACACTGGTGGCTCAACACAGAAGCCTCAATCTGTGGCAGATATGGTTGCTAACTGGGATCAAGGTGGTAAAGAAGCATTTGCCGCCATGAAGAAAAAGTAACCACTTAACCACATTTTAATTTTATATTTTTGAGGATGCTATAATGGCCGCTACAACTTCTACTACTCTTGACGATCTATTTGTCAATATCATCGCACAAGCGCGATTCACTGCTGAAGAACAGTCCCTAATGATGGGTCTGGTTACTCAGTACAACATTCAGAACCAGGCAGGCAAAACTATTCAGATTCCTAAGTACCCTGCTATCTCAGCCGCTGACGTTGCTGAAGGTACTGATCTTAGTTCAACTACCGTATCTACTTCTAAAGTTGAAGTAACTATCGGTGAGGTTGGCGCACAGGTATTGCTTACTGACATGGCGACTTACGGTGCTGATTCCCCTGCTGAAGCAATGGGTACTCTGCTTGGTAACGCTATTGCTACTAAGATGGATACTGACTTGCTTGCTTTGTTCGCAGGTTTCTCTGGCGCATTAGGCGCGGCAGGACAGGAGATCACTGTTGCTGACTTGTTTAAAGCGGCCGCAACTCTGCGCTCTAACAAGGTAACTGGCAGTATGTCTGCTGTTGTTCATCCTTTCCAAGCGTACCAGTTGAAAGCTAACCTAACTAACACCTTTGCTAACCCAAATGGTGGCGACTTGCAGAACGAAGCAATGCGTAATGGTTATGTTGGTACTATCGCAGGTATCGATATCTATGAGTCTGCCAACTTGTCTGTTGACGGTAACGGCGATGCTGTAGCGGCTGTATTTGCCCCTGAAGCATTGGCTATCGCCATCAAGCGCGACTTCAACCTTGAAGCAGAGCGTAACGCATCTCTACGAGCGTTCGAGCTTAACGCCACTGCTGTATATGGTGTTGCTGAGTTGGATGATGATTTTGGTGTCAAGATTACTGCTGACGCTACTATCTAAGTGTATCGCCCCCTTTTCGGAGGGGGCTTTTACTTGAGGTATTTATGGCTATAACGTATCGCGGTGAAAGGTTCGCAGGTTATAACAAGCCCAAGCGCACCCCCAAGCATGGAACTAAAAGCCATGCCGTACTAGCGAAAGAAGGCGACAAGATCAAGCTAATTAGGTTTGGTCAAAAAGGCGCAGACACAAAGCCCCCGCGCAAAGGTGAAAGCGAAGCTGATAAAGCTAAACGTAGATCATTTAAGGCGCGTCACGCTAAGAACATAGCGAAAGGTAAAATGTCTGGAGCATACTGGGCTGATAAGGTGAAGTGGTAATGTCGTACAGCAATGATTCTGATTTAATGAAGCTAGTCCCTGACATCCTAAGTCTCGGTATAGAGTCATTTGTTCTTGAACACCCAAAGGCTAAGGCTGACATCGAACGCGAGCTTAGAATTAAATGGTGGCCGCGCAAAGGGCTATCTGGTGAAATGGATGCAACTAAGCTGACCGGGTCGCAGTTCACTATGGCTTCATCGTACCTAGTGCTGTGGCGTTATGCGCTACCGCAATTAACCAACTGGGTTGATGGTGATAGGTTCGGCAATATGATCGACTTTTATAAAGCACGATATGGCGAAGAACTTGAAGCGGTATTGAGCGATGGCATTGAATATGATGCTGATGGAGATGGCACTGTGACCGACAAGGAAAAGCAACCTGTAGGCCAGTGGCTAGATAGATGAAGTTATCTATTACGTCAAACGCTAACAAAGTTTCCAAGCAGATCAAAAAGCATGGGAAGGAAGTGTCTGGCAGTATAAAGAAAGCATTATCTATCACAGCGCAACGTGGTATCAATATAATACAAGAGCGCACATCAAAGGGAATTGGTTATAAGGGTAAATTTAAGCCATATAGTTCAGATTATGCGGCTTTTAGAAGAAGCAAAGGTAGAGGCGTATTGCCCGATCTTGAATTTACTAGCCAGATGATGTCGTCTATTACTTCTAGGGCTGACAGCGAAAAGGCGGTTATATTTTTCACTAGGGCAACTGAATCTAAGAAAGCGGCTATGAATGAAAAGACTAGGCCGTTTTTCGGTTTTTCTAGGCAAGAAGAAAGACAGCTTAGTAAAATATTCTTTAGGGCAGTGAAATGAGCGTAAGAGAAAAGATAGCTGATAATATCGTTGATACTTTGCGGGATGTTGTTCCGAACAAAGAAGTCAGCTATGTGACGAGAGAGCCATTCGATTTCACTAAATTATCAAACGCCCAATACCCGGCTATATTGGTTCGTAGCGCGGGTGAAGATAGAAACGACAGCACGATTGGCGGTTCTGTCACGCAAAGGATGGCGACAATTAATTATGATCTTATATGCTATGTTAAAGGCTCTCTGATAGACACAGCCAGAAACAGAATCATAGAGGTCGTTGAAGAAGCACTTGATGTTGATCGGTATCGCGGTGGTAATGCCCTAGATACTCAGGTTATCAATGTTGAGGTAGATGAAGGTTCTATTGATCCCATTGGCGGGGTCATTATTACAATTCGCGTTTTGTATCAGTACACTCGCGGGAATATTTAACTTTAATTTGAGGAATTAATCATGGCGACTAAAACAGGCGCATCTGGAGTAGTTAAAGTACAAGTCTCAGGCACGACTGTTGCCGTGGTTGGCGAAGTACGTTCTTTCACGTTTGAAGGTTCAGCAGACACTATCGAAGATTCTGTAATCGGAGATACTGCGCGTACCTACAAGCAGGGTCTTTCAACTAACACCGTTAGCATTGAGTGCTATTGGGATGAAGCAGATGCACAGCAGTTAATCTTAGATGAACGCGCTGACATTGACTTTGAAATCTATCCTACTGGTACTGGCTCAGGCGAAACTTACTTTTCAGGTGGCGGCATTGTTACTTCTCGTAACATTTCTGGCGCATTTGATGGAATGGTTGAAGCTAGTTTTACCATCCAGTGCAGTGGTGCGATAACTGAAGCGCAAGTGTAATTAGGGGGAATAAACCATGGGATTAGCTAAAGAGTTACGCAACAGACGAGAAGCAAAAACGCGAGAAGTATTAGTTCCTGCGTGGGGTGACGAATCTGGAGATTTCAAATTGTATTGCAGGGCGATTACCTGTTACGACTTGGATCAACTCCAGAAGAAGCACCCCAATTTCTTAAACAATACCACTGTTGGCGCAATGGTAGATTTGATTTGCATGAAGGCAGAAGATGAAGGCGGCAACAAGCTATTTACATCTGCTGAAGATCGGATGGATTTGATGGGTGAAGAAACAAACATCATTTCTGAAATTGCGAATCAAATGTTTGCAGAGATTGAATCTGTAGAGTCACAAATGGGAAACTAAGAACCGATCAATCAAGGATTAATCTACTTTCTTTGGCTGATCGGCTTCACATCACGATAGAAGAAGCAGAGCAAATGCCAGTTAGTCATTTCAATGAGTGGCTTGCTTACTTCCAGATAATGAGCGAGAACGATGGCTAACAACGTACAGATAGTAATAAAGGCACTTGATAAAACGAAAGCAGGGTTTGGCTCTGCAACTAAAGGATTGAAAGTTTTAGCGGGTGCTGTTCTCAGCGCAAAAACAGCAGTGGTGGCACTGGTCGGTACAGCAGGCATCGGTGCGCTCATAGCCAAAAGCTTACAAGCAACAGACACTCTAGCAAAAACCGCTAATAAGATCGGCACAACCACTGAGGCTCTTGGCGGGTTGAGGTATGCCGCGCAGATAGCAGGCGTTGAAACAAATACGCTAGACATGGCTATGCAGAGGTTTACCCGCAGAACCGCAGAAGCGGCAATGGGTACTGGTGAAGCTAAAGGGGCTATCAAAGAGTTAGGCATTAACGCGCAAGAGTTAAACAGAATGCCGCTTGATAAGCGCATGGTTGTCCTAGCCGATGCGTTCGGGAAAGTTAAATCAGAATCTGACAGATTACGTTTAGCGTTCAAACTATTTGACTCTGAAGGTGCGGCTCTTGTAAATATGCTTGGTGAGGGCAGTGCAAGCCTGAAAGAAATGCTAGGCGAGGCAAAGGCATTAGGTTTAACAATGTCTAGCAGTGCCGCAAAAGGCGTTGAAGATACAGTTGATTCTCTTACAAAGTTATCAGGTCTTTTCAAAGGTGTAACTGACCAGGTTGTGGCCGCATTCGCCCCCGCATTAGAGGCCATAGTTGTCCGTTTTACAGCGTTTCTTCAGGAGTCAATAAAGGCCAAGGGTGGAGTTGAAAACTTTGCTAGAGCGATAGCTGTTGACCTTCTGGGTGGCGTACAGATTGCACTACAGGCATTTGAAGATTTAGCCAACGGATTTATTAGTGTATATAACACCGCACTAAAAACTAAAGACGCATTGACAAATGTTTTTACCAAAGATGAAGAAAAGAACGCTCGACAACTGCGGCAAGAAATACAAAAAATAAATGAAAGTATGCAGGAGCGTGGCGAAAGGTTAAACGCTGAAAACGCCAAAAGACAATACAATTACACTCTAACAAAAAATCAACAACGGGCAGACGCTGAAAGGCTTGTCATTTTAAATGGCTTACTGTTAAAAGCAGAAGAAGCTAACGATGAACTTGGGTTGATCGCAAAAAAAGATTTTGCAAGTAAGTTAAATGCAGAGATACAAACTATTCGGGACAGCCTTGGTCAAGTAACAAATGCTATTCCAGAGTTTACTGCCCCTGCTATAGAATCAATTAGCGATTTACGTTTAGGGTTTAAGTCATGGAGCGACAGCCTACCTTCGATGCAAGAAAATATGCAGAACCTGACTAAGCAAGGTTTAGATGGCCTGACTGATTCACTTGCCGCAGGGATAACTGGCGCGGCTGATTTCGCTGACGCTATGAAAGCAATGGCAAAAAGCGTAGTAGATAGCCTGATCAAAATGCTGATTCAGAAGTATATTGTGGATGCGGCATTTGGGTTTATCACAAGTAGCTTTGGAACTGGCGGGACTGGTTCAACAGGTAGCGGTGCTACATCAGGCGGTGGGCTAGGAATGGGTCAAGGCTATTCCAATACTGCCGCGATAGGTGGTCCAGTTTTTCAAGGCGAAAGAACATTAGTCGGTGAGCGTGGCCCTGAGATATTTGTGCCTAACGCAAACGGCTCAATTATCCCTAATCACAAATTAGGTGGTGATGGCGTTACGATTAACCAAACAATCAATGTAACAACTGGCGTACAGCAGACAGTCAGAGCCGAAATTGCTACACTTATGCCACAGATCGCCAGTGCCGCGAAAGGTGCGGTAGCTGACGCAAGACAGCGTGGCGGTGGATTCTCCAAAGCATTGGTAGGAGCATAAAATGCCATTAGCATTTCCATCAGTAGGTATTCAGAATATTACTATGCGATTGAAGCGTAGTGTCGCAGTAACTGAATCTCCATTTACTTACGATCAGCAAGTGTTCGATCACAAAGGCGCAATATGGCAATGTGAGGTCACTCTGCCGCCTTTAAGCCATGCAGACGCACGTTCGGTTGAGGCATTTATAGTGGGCTTAAAAGGGCGTTCTGGCACGTTTACGTTCGGCCATCCACTGCATACAAGCACAGCAACAAGTACAACATCAGGAGTATCCGATGCTCGTGATGAAACGCTAACTACAACAGCCGGGTCAAGCGCGGTCACAGCGGGAACGTATTTTCAGTTAGGCGACTACCTTTACATGGTTACAGAAAATAAATCATCAGGGTCAGGCACGTTAAAGTTTCAGCCGCCTTTGCGCGGTCAAATCGCATCAGGCACAGCACTAGATTTTACATTGCCTAAGAGCCTGTGGAGACTAGCCAGTAATGATATAGGGTGGTCAACAGAT